TAGTACTCAGTGATATGACCACCAGTACCAGGAGCAACAGTGTTAACAGCTTCGTCAACGATGACTCTACAGCCAGCGAATTGACCAACTTCTTTAGCACCAATGCCAACGCCACCACCACCCCAAGTCACTGCGCCAGATGCGGCTAGTGCTGCGGTAGAGAATGTCAACATTCCTACCTCATATAGGTAGTAAGCAACTGCTGGATGAACAACCAATAGATCTGGCTCTTCACCACGCTCGCCCAATTTGTTACGAGCTTTAGCAATAGTAGAAGCTGTTAGATAGTTAGCTTCAGCAGCACCAGAAGATGCAGCTTTAGCAACGTCAAGCTTATTACCTGCAAGAGCAGTACCAAACAAACCAGCAAGTTGTGAGAACAAACGAGCGTTGTTCAACTTATTGATTGCATCAGCTAACTGATTACGAATAGCCAACATAGGATCTTGACCAGCAGCCAAGACAGCCATGTCATCTACAGCGTATGCAAAACCTCTGTGAACGATAGTAGCAATTTGTGTTGCTGTACCGATCTTCTGTGGAGTTAAAAATCCAGCAGTTGAAGTTCCCCAGTTAGCCGCACCTGTCATAACCTCTTCGGTTGGTGCTACAGGGTTAAACTCAGGAACTTGGATGCGTGTACCGCCTTCCTTTGAATCTAAGAAACTGTTTCTTACAACAGCTCCACTTTTTACAAATTGGCTACGCTCTTTAATTGCCTCTTGGACATAACGAGCCAAATTATTCCTCTTTACGATGTCTGCTAAGAGAACACCGCCAGAGTAATTCTGAAATGGTGCAGCCATTCCTTCCTCCTAAGAATTACGGTTTGCTTGCCTAAGTCACGGACTTAGATATAACACTCTTAAATCACGGATCTTTAAGTGTTACTGAGATGCCTCTTTTTGCAGCACGGCTGCTAAATCAGGGTCTTGATTAGATAATAACATTTGTTGCGTGAGATTGCCCGTCTTCCAAGGGTTTTCAGACCCAGGAGCAACATTAGATGTTGGACTAGGCTTTGCACCCATACCAGCAGCATTACTAGCTTTAAAGTGATGCTCCCATCCACTTCCAGGGTTCTTCAAGTTATTAACGTAAGTACCTAAGTCCTGTTCAACTCCACCATTCAAAATAACAGTTCTACCATCACTACTTTTATGCAATTTGTCTTGCAAAAGTGATAACGTCTGACCTGCATTAATTGCTCCAGCATTACTTAAAGCAGACATGGCAGTAGTGCGTGTTGCCTCCATTTGCTTTTGCTCTTTTGCTGTTTTCAACTCAGTTTCTAACTCAGTTATTCTTCTATCTTTTTCTTGGGCTGTTTTGTTTGCATCCTCCCAAAGAGGCTTATACATACCCTGATCTTCTAAGGCTTTTTTACGATCATCGTAATACTCACCTATTTTACTTTTAGCGTTTTGAAACGCCTTTTCCTTTTCTGCAAGCTGTCCCTTCAAAGCTTCAAATTCAGATAAAGGAACGGTAGGAACTTCAGGTGCAGCAGGTGCTTTTAAAGTTTCAGGAGTAGCCACGGGCTGTTCTTCAGAAGTCACGGACTCCTGCTGAATAACTTTTTCTTCAATCATAATTACTCAGTTACAGGTGTTTTAGGTGTTTCAACTGTCTCTTCTTTGACGACAGCTTTCTTTTTTGGTTGCTTTGGTGGACAAGCAGGAGGATTTAATTCCTCAAACCTCATTTTTTCAATTGGCATAATAAATAAATGCTCTTCACTATTATTCTAGTGTATTAGTTAACTTCAGTCTCGGTTGCAGTAGGAAGAACTTCACCTTGTACCAAAATATCTCTAAATTCTTCTCTATCAATAACTTGTTGATCAAACAAGGAAGTCAAAGCTGTTATATCTTGTCCAATTAACCTTTCAATATCAAAATCACGACTGATTTTGACTTCAGGTGGCTCAATTCCTAAATAACTAGCCGATAAATTAAACACCTTCTGTAACTTCTGCTCTAACTCAAGAGAAACCATTGACAACATAGAGTTCGTATCAACACGATCTAAACGTCTTGCATCTGCTGATTCTGCTACAAATTTCTGTTGAGATAACGTACTAATTCCTAAAGTTGCCATCTGAGTTTGCAATTCTTGTATCTCATTAGTTTGCGCTTCAAATGCACTACTTGCTGGCTCGACATAATACACCTTATTTCCAGGCTGAGTTGCCATTGCATAGTTAACACTAATACTCATATCCTTTGTTTGGTCATCCCAACCTTCTAAGACCAACATTGGCTGAGAAGCGACATGCAAACTATGGATTAAGTCAGCTTGACGTTGGAAATGTGCCAAATTCAAGTACGCAATATCCAATAACGGTGGCTTACTTGTCAAAGTATCAGTCTTACCTGAATAAACACTAACTAAAGGCACTTCACCTAAAGAAAACTCTCCAGAATCAACTAATTCATAATCTTTTTCATTCTCTGGCCCGTCAAAATTACCTGCATAACTGTTATCTTCCAAATTAATTAGGTCTTTTTTAGGTGCAACCTTTCGATAAATACTAAATTTCCCTGGTTCGATTACCCTAACTTGATCAAATACCTGTTCACCAAATTCTCCTGACGGTACAACAGCTTTCTCAGCAATTCTTACTTGTATCAAGCTGCCATAATTAACTTCCCTGTCTAATCTCCAACCATAAATATTAGTAGGATCAATCTCTATCCAATATGGCCTTCTATTTTGCGCTCTTTCTTCTGCCAGACTTAATGCCCCTGTTGGTGCAGGATAATCAACTAAAATATGACTCTGACCATAGGTCAAAGAACAAATAAGTACTCTCCTCGCATACTCATCTAAATCCGATCCACAACCATCAACATCTTTAGCAAATACATCAGTCCAATACGAGTCACCTATTAAAGTAATAGGCTTTCTCATTATTAAACCTGTTGCTGCTCTAATTAATCGCTGCGTATATGGTGAAAATACTGCTCGATTTACTCTAGATAAATAAGCTGTGTAATCCTCTCGTGGCTCAAGGGGAAGAAAAGCTTCTGAGTTATCTCTTAAATATTCAGTTCCATTTGTAACGGCCTTCATAATTTCCCACCCCTTTACCATGTCCATCACCGCACGGGTGCGAGTAAATGGACTATCAGAACCACCAACACTGGTAGAACTTGTAATGTTGGTACGAATTGGGCCAGGAACGGCATACGTCATCTATCAAATCCCTTACGTGAACTAACTACTTAATTAGTTATTCTAATGCTCCTGCAATAGTTCCACATGTCTGGAATGAGCAGCTAACTGTTTGTAAATCACCAACAGTTGCACCAAAATCAGCACTTGTGATGATCGCATCAAAAGTAAATCCTTTTGTACCTGCTGTATCTAAATACAATTTAAACTGAGCATTTGCTGATTCAGCTTCAGTTGAAGGAGCATCTAAAATATCATTAATTAGTTCAGCTTCTTTTGTACTAGAACCACCTTGCGTGTACATAAGTTCTACAGAACCACTGCCAGAAATTAACCCTCCTGTATAATTACGAAAGGTATCTCCATGATCTGTTGTCTCTAAAGTTTCTTTAGTGATACTTAGAGACCAACCTGTAGTGCCTACAACAGTACTTGCGGAAGAACCTGCTTTGTCAAATAAAACAGAACCTTCTTCGCCACGAAAGAAAGCCATAATCCAATGTTAATTAAACAATTCTCTTTATTCTAACTTGTATTGACTCTTTTTACAGCTTTTATATTTTTACCATTTTGTTTTATTTGCCCAATATGCTGCACTCATCTTACCCTTTGCAATATTTTTTGCATGTCTAGCTTTAAATGACTTCCTCCTAGCTTTATCTTTTTCACTTTGAGGATTCTTTCCCGCACCACTAACACCCTGTTGTCCAAAACGTATTAACTTAACCTCATCCCCTTCTTTTGCTAAGACAGCATGAGATTTGGTAGCATGACCAGGTGTTCTTTTGGGCTTGTTATACCCACTGAACTTCTCTTTACCTCTTGTAACACTCATTTTTTCTTCTTTTTAGCTGTTTTTGCTGCTTTCTTGAAATTAGCAGCAGTTGGCGCACCTTTTTCTCCTGGTTTTCTCATCTTTTCTCCACTACCAGCAGCAATACGCTTCTTTTTTGCCGCAATATTTGCATATAAACCCTTTTTCTTAGGTCTTCCTTTTTTACTTCCGTAGCTTCCTTTTCCAGTTGGCATGGTTTTAGTAAATTCTGTACCCAGTCTGACCTAAAGTCTCAGGTTTTGCCAAATTGAACTGTTGTAAACATAAATAACCGAAAGCATCAAAAGCGTGATCAACACCAAGGTTTTTATTAGGTAATCCTGTATTCGGTGCATAAGTCAACGTCCTTAAAGACTTAATTAACTGTTTACATCTTGGGTGAATATACGTCCTCCTATCTCCACTCGCATCTAATAAAGCCGTATTAACAGCAGTAATCTTATCCCTTATCTTCCACGGTGCTTTCGGACTTGAAACATTAAATCCACTCCTCCTTAAAATACTATGATCAGTCGCACCAACGCCACTAGTTTTCCTCGCTCCACCTGTAGGGTCAGGACATGCTATTACTCGTCTATCTACCCCATATCTGCGAGTGACTTCTTCTGCAAAGTCCCATGTGGTTGCCCCACCTGTGAGCATGATTTCGTCAAACACATACAAATTCTCTCCATCCCTTACCGCACATATTCCTGACATCGGATCTACGTTAAAATCCACACCCAAAAGTATTGGCATTACATTAATATCCTTTGCATCAGTCGATATATTTGCATCCCCAAAACTAACAGCAACTAACCCAGTTAAATTCTCAAAACTTGCCTCAAACTCCTGCCGAAATGTTCTCGCATCTAACTGCGCCCTAGCTGCTTCAACTTCCTCTTCTGGTACATTCCCCCCCTCAATCGTCGTATAACACCATCTCTGCCATTCCCCCGTAGGATCACTTGCCGTATAACACCATAAATCATAAAACCAACTAGCCGTCCCATCAGGTGTACTAATAAATAATGTCCATCCTTGTTTATCAGCTAACGCAGGTCTAATTACCTCAAACCATACCTCCGAACTCATAAAAGCAGCTTCATCTAACACAACACCAGCTAAACTTCTCCCCCTCAATGCCATCGCATTTTCCGTCCCTTTCAGTTCTATAGAGGAACCATTAACAAGGTCAAGTCTCAAATCTGTCTCATTCTTTGCCGCTATCCATACCTTCGGAACCAGCTTCTTCAATGCCTTCCATGCAATATCCTTCGCCATCCGATACGTAGGCGCACAATAGAAATATGTCTCGCCTGGTCTCTCAATCGCTCCCCTCAATAGCTCAATACAACTCAAATAACTCTTCCCAAACCTCCTCCCCGCTACTAACACCCTAAATCTTTTCTCACTATTAAATACTTCCCCTTGCGCCCACCTTAAATTAATTTCTGGTGCAGATTTTACCGTCATACATTATCATTTTTATTAATCATACTAGCTCCCCTAGTCACGTGGCATCTAAAGACGAAATCCTAGCTAGAAAACAACGCCTATATCGTAGACAGTCTGAAGGTATGCCTGCCAGACAACTCGTTATAGATCACGCCCAACGTGAAGGCATTACCGAACGGACAGGCTGGGATGATTGGAAACAAATTAGAGAGTGGAATCAAGAAGATTGGGCCGTAGAACGTGACTCAGCAATAAGTCGCATCCAAACAATGCGCTTCCGTGCCATAGATAAAGCTATGCGTAAAGGTCAACTCCAAACAGTTGCTCAACTCCTAGCTGACATGGGCAAAGTCGTAGGTGAATCAATCGAAACAATTAACGTCCAAGCTCCTGAACTCTCTATCAAGGTCGAAAAGAAAAAATCTTGATTTCCAATATATATTTATGGTACCCGACTCATGATATAGAAATAAAAAGGCCGAGACCCTACCCCCTAGGGTGCAGCTCAGCTCAATAATTTTTTTAGTTTGGATTCAGTAGCCTAACCACTGCACAAGATAAGCAGCTTGCAAGCGGTCGTCTTTTGTATCATCTACATAGTTGCTTAACTCTTCTCCGTGTTCGCTCAGGAGCTGCTCTGCATCGATAGGAGCCAATAACCCTTCGCTGTCTGCACAGTTCAACAAGCCAAGCAAGTAATACTCTCCTAAGTCTTCAAGATATTCTTCTAGATCGTCGTAGGTATCGCAGCGTGTCCAATCGTTCAGAGTTTGCATTGGTTTAATTCTTAGTTTTGTTTTACAAAACTAGCCTATCATAATTCTCTACTAATAATCTATTGTTAAGTTATCAACACTTATTAAACTATTAGTTTACAAGTGGTTTACCCGTGCCTATAATTAATACATACAAACAAATTATTTCATTCTTTCCTCTATTTCCTATCGGTTCCTATCTCAGCTCTAACTGCTAGCACTTATTAATTTAGATCTTAGCGTTTACCTGATACTGAAACTGGATACAGAAAAAAACCAATCCAAACCCTAAAAAAATGAAAACTTATTTAATCGTATTAAGTACGTACATTTTATTCATTGCCGCTGGCGTGTCAGCGGTCACAAGTTCATTAAATAGTACAACCGTATTACATTGTAATAACGGTATCCAGTCGGCTTGTGAGTACTTAGCAAGTAAGGGGATCAAATGAAAAATAAAAACAATATCAAAACAATTACTATTCCTTCTAATTGGACTGCAAAGCAAGAGGAATACTATTTTAATCAATTAAAAAAAGCAGGTTTTAAAGTAATCATTGAGTACATTTAATGAAATACACAAATCAAGATTTTAAGAACTTAGATAAAAATTATCAGGACTTTCTAGGAAGTTCTGAAAAATTTATTAAGGGACTTAAAGAAAGAGAATTAATCAATGAAACCATTAACCACCCTTTAAAAAAATGACACCAACAGAATTAAAAAATTTAGTTTTCGATCAATTAGAAAACTATACAAGAAATATGACTAAAGAGGATATTAATAAATCTTTCATTAGTTTCTTGCCACAGTCCCAAATAGAAGAATTAAAAGACTCACTAGATAGGGATATATTCTAATGAATTTAAAACCACTAATCAAAGAAGGTAAATTTGAAAGCTTGATTAAATTAATTGAGCTTTCAAAGAACAGTTACCCTTCTAATCCTTTTGAAACTTTTAAAAAGTTAATTGATGATAATGCTCTATGTGAGTTAGGTCTAATTTTAGAAAGTTTAGAGATTATCGTTAATAGAAAAATGATTCAAGGTAATAGCAATAAAGAAGTAGTAAAAGAATTTATAGAAGAATATGAAAGAATGGAAAGACTTTATGATTTTAATTATGAAGAATATAAAAAAGAAGTAGAACGAACTGGAATAGATTTAAATTAAATCTATTTTAAAACCAATCAAAACCAATTTTTTTCATCATGCAATTATTAACAGTTACTCAATACATGACAGTATTGAAGAATAAAAAAGAAGTAATCGAACATTTAAAAAGTGATAAAGATTTTTTAATAAGGGACTATGGCAATCCATGGGATAATAAGGCATGCAATAAAAGTGATTTATTGAGAGAAAAATATAGTCATATAAAAGTTTATTACGGCAATAACTGCTCAAAAGTAACCGTATTAGAGGTTAAATAATGTACAAAACAAAACTAATCGAAGGGACTAGCAACCGTAAATTAACTAAATTAAAGTTTGATCCTTATTTTAGTAGTAGCTATACAACTTTTGAAAGTTGTAGTGATGCATGTCCTTTATTTGAAAAATGCTATGGCAAAAAAAGCTTTACAGCATTACATGAGAAAAAATTATTTAATAGTGAAATAGATTACGACCTAGAAAGATTTATAAAGGATATTGAAAGACTAAGACCTAATACGACTCTAAGATTGAACATTACGGGAGATCTCCCGTGCGTCACCTATAAACCTAATAATAATGAGAGAAAAATATCAATTGATGCATTAACCAAAATTTACCACGCTACAAGAAAGAATAATATTAAAACCTATACATATACACATTTACATTGTGATTCTAAGAATAAAGACCATAACTTAGAATGTGTAAAATTATTTAGTACTGATAATTTTGTAATCAATTTAAGTACTGAGAAACCACTACAAGCTAGTAAATATTTTGTAGATAAGTTTGACGTGGTAATGACTAATAGTAAGGTATTTGATTTGGCAGTAGATGCCATTAAAAAAGGTGATAAGCCTACTATGGTCAATAAGTACGGGACTATAGATATTTTTCCATGTAAAGCACAATATATGGACTCTGAAAGCTGTTCTACTTGTAGAAAGTGCTTAGAACATAATAGAAAGGAAGTAGTGATATTTAAAGAAGATTAACCCACTAAAACCAAACTATTAAACCAATGAAAAAAACAATCGGTAAAGATCAAAGCTTATCTACCATAGAAGAACAATTAGAATGGAATCAAGATAAAAAAGTGATATTAGAAGGTTTAAAAATAAAGTTCCCTGATACTGATCAAGGTACTTTATATCGTTGGATCTCTGACGTTGAAAAAAGAATGATTAAAGAAGGATGTAAGACTGAAAGAGATAAAGAACAGTTGAAAGATAGAGAATTTAGAAGGGATTATAAACAATATTTAGAAGAGCAGTTTTATAAAGCTAACGATATTAAATTAAAAATGGATATAGGGGAAAAAAGGATGAAACTAGGAAAGCATTTCTAATGCGAATTTCGCTAGCGAATTTAAAATAATAGTTTATTACTAATTATTAATTTATTCTAAAGTATTAGCCTATAGTTATCTATAGGCTTTTATAATGGATATATACCAAACCAATTAAAACCATGTCAAACCAATTTTCAGAAGAATACTACGAAAAACTTAAAGAAGAATTTCATGATGACAATGTTGATCTAGAAATAGATTCAATATTATTTGAAGAAAAATTTAAAGAGCATTTAATTGATAATGATCCTAAGAATGAACCATCATTAAGTGCTTATGAAAGAAATAGATCATTAGCTGGTTAATTATATAAACCTTACCTATATCAACTAAACTAACAAAACCAAATCATGTCTACTATGTCCGAACTGGATAGGCGATCTAAGAATGATTGCCTAGACGATCCTTATGGCCTTATATATAAAGAATCTAAGGCTAAACAACTAAGACAAGATCATATGAATGGTCTTATTAGTGAATGCGATTTTAAGACAAAAATGAATGCACTTTATGGACTAGGAATAGACATGAATGGCAAAATCATGAATGCAAATTTGAATGGTGAAGACTATGAATGATTTAAAAAACAAATGCATTTTTTTTCTTCTATCAATCCTAAATAAAAAAGGATTAATTGTATTAAATAACGAGCAAGGAGAAGAGGTAATGGAATCTCTTGAATGGACTGTTGAAGAAGAAGAAAAGATGGATGATGCAGATAAACATATTTATCGCCATTACATCTCTACATATCATTCAATAGCAAGACAATTAAATCATGAATGAAGAAATCATCTTGAATGGCTCTGGACAAGGAACTAGAAGGTTTTACTTAAATGAAAAATTTGAAAGAGTCTGGATCGACATGCCATCAACTGAATGGCAAAAATATCACTTTAATCCACGTTACCCAAACAAAAACCAATGAAAAACCAACCAAAACTATCTGAATTGCAAACCAAAAGAAAAGAACTATTTGAATCTATAAAAGATTTAAAACATCAAATATCGTCAGAATTAGAAAATGTTCATGATCGATGGTGTGGGTACAAAGTATTAAAAGAAAGTAGTTGTGAAGCAGAGACTCAAGAATGGGATGGGAAAGAAGATGATGGATGTAGGAAGATTACTGGAGAATGTTTTGAAGTTTGGCATGCTATTGGAGAAGAAAATGCTAACTATATGAAAAAGGAAGCAATGGGACATGCAAAGAAAGCAGTTACAGCACAAACGAAATTAGAAGCAGCAGAAAGAGAATTAGAACAGAATTGGAAAGATATATGTAAGGCAGAAGAAGAAGCTAAAAAGGAGGTGAAGTCATGAATGAGAAATATTACAATCTACATTTGACAGATATATATCCACCATGTAGATTACATGTCATCACCTACCCTATTGAACTGTAACTGACCTGTATTATGGAAACTCAAGTAGTTGATATATCCAAGAAACTCATTGATTCATGCAAGCTTCACATGGATGAATGGCACTCCCTCAAAGGGTTTGTGCATGACATGATTGCTCTTGGCATACAAACAAAATATAAGGACTTGACACCGTATGCTACAATGAAAACCGACACAAACAAAGAAAAAAGAAAGAAAGAAGGGGAGGTTTTCTATACTAGTAAAGTAGAGAATATAATAAATAAGGAAAAAAAGAAAAAATGGATTTTTACAGAGAATCAGATCCCTCAAGAATTTCATTATTGTAAAGATTTAATCGTTAAGTTTTGGGCAGAAAAATCAGGAGCAAAGAGTCAAGAAGCATTTAAGCTTTTAATCGGGACTAAAGGCTTAAAAGGAATTGCTACCAAGTATGGGCAAGGAACAGGTGTTAAAGCTGTCTTAGATCAGCTAGAAGACGGCATAGCGAATAAATGGCAAAGTATTACCTTGCGAAATTACGAGCAGTTTGGAAGGCCAAAGAACGCTGATAAGGAGCCTATAACGAATCATCCAGCAGGAAGAGTGTTTACAGCCGCAAGAGGTTTTGAATAATGGAATCGTTATTTAGCAATCTTCGCTCAGTCACTCTCAGACTTAAAAAAGGATTACATACTCCTAATCCTGCTAATCCTAAAGTTCCTATGTGGACGTTGGAAGATCTAGATCAAATCAGTGCAGGTTGTCAGTACAACATTGACTTAGCAAACAAGCATCTTGACGTACATCCGAGAGGGTATCAAGGTGTGAGGTTCAAAAACCTAGCTAGGGAGACTCCTCCTCCTGAAGTAACTGAATCTGTAGAGGTCATCGACCCTAAAGACTTCCCAACTAACTAAACCAATTTTTATTAATCATGGCTAACGATCTAAAACATCAAATAATAGATAAATTATTTAAAAAAGGTATTTTAAATACTTTGTTTAATGACGAAAAGTTTGGAAAAGATTTTATGCATGAATATCTATCATCGATAGATCACAAAGATTTTAATCTCTTTCAAAATAAATTAGTAAACTTTATTGCTAAACAAAAGGAGGAAAACTAATGCATCAAGTCGCAACAGTCCGAGCTAGATACTCTGATCTAGTAAAACTTTTAGGAGAACCAGACTATGTAAGAGAAGGTTCTTACTCAAATCCTACAGATAAAGACTTAGAACATTGCTTTGATTCAATAGTTTCTGTCATGTGGGCTGGTGATTATGAAGACAAGGAAGAAGTAAAAGAGAAATATAAAAGATGGGGATTTTCAATCTGTGATTGGAAACAAGAGACCACGCCTAAAGGTCTTCACATGTGGACTCTGAGGGGAGAAGACGAACAGGCAATGTATAAATTTGAAAGAATGACTGGTTTAAA